TTTGGAAATTTCCATCATATGATGACGAAGTATTCACTGATAAAACTTTTGCATGATTAATTAGAACATTGTAGTGATTAAAGTTTGCTCCAGAAAGAGTAACTCTATCACCAACTCCAAATGGCATTTGTGTTCCTTCTGGACAAGTAATAATTGTACTTGTTCCAGTAGTAATGCCAACTACTCTTTGAGATGCTTTTGTTAATGCCAAAGTCGCTGATGTTCCAGATGGAATGAGATAATCAGCAAGAGTTGCTGTTGGATCCGTTCCAATTGCCACAAAAGCATTAGCACCTAAAGCAACAATCCTCAAAACATCACTTTGAACTGAAAATGATGTAGTAGCAGCTGCTGTTGAAGAGGTGCTTATCGATGTTCCTATTCCAACTGGTCTATGTGCCATTATTTTTACAAAACATTTACTAATTATTTATTATTTTTTTATTCTTCTTCAGATTCTTCAAAATCAGAAATTTCATCAAACATTGATTGTGAGATTGAAGGACGCAATGCATCAACTCTTTCGGATGATTTTGAGAATAAAATTTCCTTTATTTTATCACTAATTTGAGATGGAGATTCATCTGCTGCAATCATGTCTATAAGATCTTCCATTTTTTCAAAAATATAGTCTGATTTATTTATATTTCTCCGCCCTTGGGCATTTTTGCTATTGAAGAATCCATTTCTGCTGCTCTTCCATCAGCCTCCGTAGATCCCCCTCCCATTACTCCATCCATATTTGGTTCCATCACTGGAGCACCAAGATCTCCACCAACTCCAGATGGGATTGGTTGCCCTGTTGCAGGATCAATTGCCATTTGAGATGGATCTGGAATAACACCATCTTTAATTTCTTTTTTGATGATCTTATCTTGTTCAAGAATTTCTTCATCAGTTTGACGAAGAATTTTGCGTCTTATATAATCTTGAGAGAAATATTTGCCAACATAGGGTTCCGCAATCTGAACCATATTTAATCTTTCATTCAATAGTTCTGCATCTTTAAGTTCTGCAAAATGATTATCATAAAGGAAATCATATTGAATATGCTCATCCATCCTCTCCCAGTCTTCTGGAGTAATGATATTTTTGAGAATGAGTTGAGTCTTCAATATATCATTGAACATGTGAGAAAATCTTTTCCTCAAACGTGCAACAAACTTACTGAACTTAACTTCATCACGAAGAATTTCTGAAGATCTACCAAGATTAAATCCACCCTCACCATCCATTCTTGATGGAGGAACGTTTAAAGAACGATAAAGTTTCTTTTTGAAATATTCAATATCAGTAATTTCTCCAAGATTTTGTCCACCTGGAAGTGTAGAAATTTCTGTTCCTCTACCACCTTCACGGCGAGGAAGCCAAAAATCTTCTAGCATACTCATGAATTTTTTATCATCACGAATTTCTCCAGTTGAGGCATCATAAACCATTTTATTTCTATAACGCATCATCACGTCACGGAGATATTGTTCTGCCTTTACTTTGGGTAGATTACCCACATCAATATAGAAAATTCTTCTTTCTGGTGCGCGTGACAGTCGGTAAATAACCAGAGAATCTTCAATCATTCTCAACTGGTTGAGCGACTTAATTGCTTTGTGTAGATATGATAAAGTTGATCCTTTATTTCTATCAACAAGTCCTGATGTACAATAAGTGATAGAATCTTTCGTGAATTTAATACCACCACTTCCACCCATTGATGATGGATTAGAAGTTGGATAAGTCATCTTTGGATTATAAATGAAATATTCCTCGATTTCGGGAAATTCATAATCCATTGGATCATCAACATTAACATTTGCTAGTCTATAAATCTTTTTATCTCTTTCAGATTTTTTCTGCTGACGAACATAACGCATTTTCATTGCGTCAATGTATCTCAGTTCTTGAATTCCTTCGTGAGGATTTTTTAAATCGATAACTTTGTGATAATAAAGTCTACCATCAACATACCAATTTCTATAAATTTCGTGCGACTTTCTATCAAAATCCAATAACTCTAAAATATATTTGAATTCTTCTCTTATTTTTTTCTTAATACCATCACTAGCATTTAGATTGGAAAGTTCAATCGTAACTGGACTATCATTAGTGTCACTAACAATAGCCTCATTTACAATATCTTCAATGGCACTGTCACACTCTGGGTGAAGTGCCATTTCACGATATCTTTTAATTAAATCAAATTCAGTTCTATATACACCTTCAATGTCTACATATGATCCAAAAAAACCACTTGTCAAATAAAAATCAGATTCGTCCTCATTGTTAGGTGGGACGGGTGATATAGTTGAGGGTGATAATGAATCATCATCCTCAATAGAAAAACCAAAAAGTTTTGCCATTATTAATGTTTAAATCTTCTAGCTATTTATCTATCTTAAATTAGCTCTGTCCAGAATATGGAGTCCAGTATTGAACTTGAAATTCTACAGTGAATTCTTCAATGGTGTCAGAGGTATCATATGAAAGATCAATTGCAGAGATGTTAGTTGGGAAAATATCATAGAACTTATATTGTGCAGTAACAGAAAGATCACCACCAAAAGCAGTTTGTCCCGTTGTACTAGCATTTCTTGTCAACTGTCTCACAGTTGCTTCTTTCATATAATCTTGTGGACTTGTAGAACCACTTGCATCTCCATATTGAGCAATGAATTGCATCCAACCTTCCATTGCTGCTCTGATGGAGAAGTTCTCGTCATTGATGATGGTTACAGTCCATGAATCAAATGTTCTGTCGCCAGCAACTTTAAAGATTCTTCCTCTAAAAGGAACATCAATTGATGCAATGTTAGAAGCAGGCAACTGAGCAGCTTTGCATAAGATGCTAAAGTCTGACGAGGAAAAATTCCCTTGTCCTCCTGGAATATCTGTAAGAATGACTTCGAACAGATTGGGACGAGCACCGCCCCCAATTAAAGTTGATTTAAAATCTTGAATCGTGTTTGCCATTGGTTTAGTCCTCCTTTTGTTTATCTATGAATTAAACTCTACCAACTACTTCTTCAAACGCTACCCCTGTTCTAGTAGCAACAAATGTTAGAGTTACATAATTAATTGATTTGGTTGGTTTCAGGAAGATATCAGCTCTAAACTCATTATTATCAATAACATCAGGAGTGTTGTTAGTTGTGTCACATACAACATAAAATCCATAAAGTCCTCTCTTCGCTTGAATATCGCGTAGGTATGGTTCAACGATATTTTTGAAGTTTGCTCTTGTTAACTCATCATTGAGTTCAAAGAGTTGTGCTTCTGCAGATCTTTCTAGTGCCTGCTCAATAGTCAAGAATAGGCGACGAACATTAATTCTATCAAAAGCAGATGCATATCCAAGAGCTGTCTTATCACCGAACAGCAAAGTTCCTATTCCAGGTTTAGTAACAATTGGATTGACTCTTACTGGATAAAGTTGATCTCTTTGTGCTTTTGATGGATTATATGCTAGTTTAATAGAATTATTAATAATTCCTCTTTGCTGTCCTGCAGGTGAGAACCAAGGATATGCAATTAAATTGGTGCGGCACATTAGTCCAGCAACATCAGCATTACATGGGACATATACAAATCTATTATTAAATCTGTCATAGGTGTACTTATATCCACTATCAAATATTGCATATGATGAAGAGTTAAGTGGACTAAAGAACTTCAATAGATTTGTTGTTTGAGTTGTAGTGTTGGTAATTGCAATTAAGTCTGATCTGTGAGGTCCAATAACCGCAACACAATCTTTTCTAGAATCTGCCAATGAAATTAAGAATTGTGCTTTTGTTTGGGAGTCTGCTTGTGATGACAAACCAGGACCCATAATTAGATAATCAACTTCAACTTCATCTTTATTTGCAAAAAGATTGTATGAAGTTGTTAAATCTCCAACAACGGCTGTAAATCCACCAGTTGATGAGTAATCGACTCCGCTAGTTAATGTATAGGTTTCATTGCCAATTGCACTGAAGGATACACTCTGAGCATTTTGTCCCCAAAGCCCTTGTGCAGTTGTGTTTGCGGTAAAGTTTGCCGAGAATCCAGTTGCAACAGGAGTTGTTGCCCAATAGGTATCTGCTCCACTTGATGGGTTCTTTCCAGCGTAAATTTGAGCAGAAAAATCAGCAAGATACTGCTTGTACCAAGATTTTTGTGGAGAATTTACTGCGGATACTGCATCTAAAGCTTTGGATAAAGAAAGATGCTTCTCCAAAATAGTTCCCTGGTTTCCTGTAATTGTCCCCAGATCATCGATAACTGCTATGTGAATCGCATCATTACGTCCGCTTCTATCTAACACATATTTGTTAGATACTGGTTTTGGTGCAATCGATTTCCAATAAACTGTAGAATTTGATAATCCAAGAGTTTGTTGATCGTACCAATCATCTATTGTTGATGGAGTAAATGTTCCAGCTACTCCAGCTGAGTTGTTTACAACAACAGCAGAACTAGTAGTTAAAAATGCTGAATATGAATTTCCTTGTGCATAATCAATCTTGGTTTCAGTTCCTGCACTAGATACTCGTGAAATAATTTTGACTGTAACTGAGTTTGCACCCGTCGCAGTTGTAACTCCAGTGATAATTGATTTTAAATAACCATTAAAAGTTCCGCTTGCTCCAGGTATGCTTACTGAAGAGAGGGGAACAGTTAATCCATAACCAACTTGAGCACCGACTGCTGCTGGAGTTGATGCACCTAATCCTAGAATTTGATCTCCGAGATCATCGATAACACAAACTTTTAGATTGTTTGCCCAAGATCCAGGGTTCTTTGCTGCAAAAGTAAAGTTAGTTGCTTCAGAATGATTTGCGGTGTAATCATCATAGTTGTCAATTCTAGCAGTTGCAGTCATTGTTGCTGCTGATGTATTAACACCCGCATTAGCATTTGCTAGAGTTGTGCCAGCCGTTCTAACTACTTTAAGAACTCCGCCATATGAAAGATAGGAAGCAGCACTCATCCAATATTCATACTGTGCATCCGATGATATTGGTTTACCGAATGTGTTGATTAAGTCCTGTTCATTTTGAATATCAATAGGATAGTCAACGGGTCCAATTGAGAAAGGTCCTGCAATTGCACCAATGTTATCTAATACATTGTCAGCTCTTCCTACTGTTAAATCAACCTCTCTCGTAAGTACACCGGGAGATAATTGAGGAGTCGCCATGTTTTTCTCCGTATTCTCAGTTTATCTAAAAAATATTTATATTTTTACTTCTTTCTAGAAGGGAAACGTTGCATGAACAATATTACCAGTCAGGGTATCGCCACTCAGTATCTAAAGGCTTTTTCTTTCTGCTTTCACTAATCCTTTTAACTGTACAAGATTTGCATTCATAGGAATATGATGATATTAGATCATATCTTTTTTTGCGAATTTTATAAAAATCACTCATTAAATCTTTTACCTCACCACAAACCCTACATTTTCTTTCCGTCAACAGCAAATGTTCCGTATCAAAAGATTCTTCTACATCCATTACATATATTCCCACATATAAGCGCGATCTCCATATTCATCCAAAAACCATCTATCTCCATCTTTATCTATAAAACTCTCATCACCTAAACCATCTGCTATAAATCCAAATGGTGCCATATCCTGTTCAATTTGATTTTTCTGCTCTTCATATAATCTTTTTCTAACGTCTTGATCGGTAAGTTCTTTGAAATAGTCTTGTGCTACTAGCCAGGCGTAAATTACAAGACACATTGCTAAGTCATCATTACATCCTTCTTCTGCTTCAAATGAATTATGTTTCTGAATAAAAGTTGTCAACTCACTCATGATCTCATAATCTTTAAAGAGAAGTTTATTCTCTTCAATCATTGTCTTTAAGTTGAGACATCCAACCTTCTTAACTGTCTTGGACATCTTAACTCCAAGTTGTGTTTTTTTACCGGAGAATCCCTGCCCAACAATTTGTCCCGCTCTTCCTCTCATCGAACACATTAATAGATTTTGATACTCCAAATCATAATGTACGATACTTGCTACTTGATCTCCGACATCATTTACTTCACATAAAATGTACGCATTATTATAACTTTTTGCTACATCTACAATTATACTTGGAAACAACATTGGTTTGATTTCATTGTTTCTGTACTTTCCAACAACGTTATGTGGAAAAGAAGTTATATCAATGACAGTGAAAGCAGAATAATCGCTTCCTACCCCTCTAGCAACGTCTACAGTAATGATGTAATCATGTTGCTCTTCAGGATCCACATATATGTCTAAACCCCCGCTACGAGTCTTAGGGTGATCGTATACGAGGGATCTTAATTTGCTAGGAGCAATTAAAGTATCGACAGATCCGAGGAATTCACATTCAAATTCAACCTTGAATTGAGCTTCCGAAGTGTTTGCAATTGTTTGTGCTTTCCAAATTTCATCTCTACCCGGAACTTCACTCCAATGAACATCAGTGAAAATATATTCATTTTTACCGCGCTCAGCATCATGCCACATGCGGTAGAAGTGATTCATACCGTGTGGAGTAGATACAATAATTACTTTTGTTGATTTACCTGAAGTAATCGTGGGATAAACTGATGCAAAGAAAGAATCCGCGATGTGATTTGGAACGAACGCAAATTCGTCCAAAAAGAGGATATTAAAAGACATACCACGAACTGCAGAAGCAGAAGTAGAAGCAGCCAAGATCTTACTTCCGTTCTCCAATTCCAGAGAACCTTTATTCCAGGAGATGATTCCTTGTTGCATCCACTTTGGTAAGTTTTCATACGCTGTTTGCAAACGATCTAAGAGTTCTCTTGCTGTTGCAGCTTTGTTTGCAAGGATACCTATATTTACATTATCATTGAATACAGCATAATGTAAAAGGAATGATACCACAGTTGTAGACTTACCAGTCTGGCGTGGCATCTTGCAAATATTAAATCTATGTTGATGAAAGTTATTGACTAACTTTTCCTGAAAAGGATACATTGCAAAAGATTGCAATCCTTTGTCAAGAGTTACAATTTTTACATAATTTTTTGCAAAGTATACTGGATCTTGCTTACATTTTACAAACTCAACAATTTGTTCTTGAGTAAATTCAATAGGTGTATTAGCTTTTTTTAGAAGAGGATTGCCAAGATATTGTTCACTCATAATAAGACCCTACCTATTAATTACAGTTCCAACGACGAAGAGCTTTATTAATTCTCGAATCTGGATCTCTTGAAGTTTTTGCTGAAGTTAGTTTAGACTTCATTCCTTTCATGCGACTACAAAAGTTAGAACGACGTTTTGCTCTTTTACCTGAAGGATTTTTTTCAGTAACTGCAGTCTGAAGTTTTGATCCAGGATTTTCACGACGATATGCTTTTACTGCAGCTGGACTTAACCCATCAGTTTTATCTTGACGATTAACTTTTTGCCAATCTTCATCAAATTCTACCTGTTCTCCGTATGGTTTTACATATGCCTTACTTGATCCTGGTTTTGCCGGACTTCCACCTTGAAATCCTGCTTGAATTAATGGTTGTCCTGGGGTAAATTCTGACACCGAATGATGCACAACTCTTGCGCCAGGATATACTTTTTGAATTTCATTTGTTACTTCTTGGCGACTTGGAAGTTTTGCTTGAGGGAAAAACATACGAATTGAGTAATATTTTCCGCCCCAAGACAACGTAATTGCAACAATGTTACCAAATTGCGTTTGAAGTCTGGTTACCTCATCAATTTGAGATTTAAATCCTTTAATTGGTTCTGGTTTGATTAAATCAACTACTTCTGCAAAAGTATTTCCATCGGCATCTTCAATGGTTTCTTCTGAAGTTGGTACACAATTTGGAACTGTTTTATTACCCTTTTTCTTTAGTCCTACCTGTTTATATCCAACCCAACATTTTTCGCTTAAGACTTCATCTAAAATTCTATCTATTAATTTTTGCTCTTCCATCTCCCCACTTGCAACATAATCTGCTGCGGTATCAATATAATCAGCTGCTTTAGTGATTTTTGATTGAACCCATGCCTCAAGATCTCCTTCTCCCTTTCCAACTTTTGCTTGAAGTTTTTTAACAGCATCAACAATTGTCTTTAATTCGGATCTTGCCATAGAGTACTCATGATCTTTAACAGAAACTTTATCCCACGCTTTTCCACCGTATGAACACTCAGATCTAGTTTCTCTCTTGTCACACAAAGGACAATATCTTTGCTCTTCAGTTGCTTCTGATTTTGTTCCCCAGCTTGAAGCACCTGCTTTACGGCATTGAACTAATTGTCCACTTGCGTATGCACTGGGCCAGACTTTTACTCTATTTTTAACTTTATGATAGCAAGCATCTTTACTGCCACTACCTTTGCTTGGTTTGTCTTTTTGTGCTTCTTGAATATTCATTGCTTCCTTTAATCCTGGTTCTGGTTTTACATAATCTTTGCTTTTTCTACCCTTAGCAAATGTTGGTACATTAGTTGGTTTAGATGCACCTGACTTTTGTTGTTGTCCTGGATCCTCTTCTCTTTTGCGGCGAACTGCAGATCTTATTAATGCTTCTCCCTTTTTACCCTTTCTTTTAAGTGATGAAAGTCTTGCGCTACTAAAACATTTTGGAGTTTTAGTTTCTCCTGGCTCATTTGCACATGGGGATCCATCTGACTGAACCCATCCTGGTTTTCCGTCTTTTGAACGAGAACCTTTAAACCAATGATGAAGAGAACCTGCCTCATCAATATTTACATCTTTGAATTTCTTATGTTCTTTTTTCGCAGATGCTTCCATCTTTTTTAATCGAGTATAGTAATCTGGAATTTCATCTAGATGTTGAAGAGCAATGTCTTTGGCAAGATCATGATTTTTGGTATGCTCATGTTCAATAGGTTCTCCCATATCAAGTTGCTTTTGTATGAAAGAAACATCAAGACGATGCTTCTTTGCAATTTGCTCAACTGTTTTGTGTGACTTGATCTGGGGCATTACTCAACTGGTTTTGATTTAGTTACTTCACTTTTTACTCTCTTTTTTCTTCCCGCACAATGAGCACGTTGAGAAAATCCTTTTGGATTGGAGCAGTCAATACTCTTTTTATATTTATTGCTCCAATCTTCTTGAAATTGTTTAAACGTCTTCATTTTGAGTTTGTTGTTTTAAAAACTTTGCTAAATCTGCGGTTGATCCGACAAATAGTGCATTGTTTACCGTTGTAGGTCCTTTGGATTGTTTGTTTTCTTCAATATCTTTGAGTTTTTTTTGCAGATCCATTAATTTGTCGGTGGCATCCGCAACATTTTTAATTAGTTGTCCAGCAACTTCATATGCTCTGGGCATCTCACTTTCTTGTGCTAATTCCAAAATACCATTGATTGCTTCTTGTCCTTTTTGTATTAATGAATAAAGATTTCCTCTAGTATACTCATAGTCTTTTTTAATATCTTCTGATGAAGAATTGATATTCTCTATTTTTTGGGATAAAGATTCTTTTTCAGAGGAAACAATATCTCCAGAAACATCAAATGTATTATTTAATTCGTCGAATTTTTTTGTCATTTTCATGAGATGGATCCACTAAATCCAAAATCATCCCCTTCTTCTATTAGTAAGTTGTCTGCCGTAGTAATCGATTTAATCGGAGCACCTGATAGGTGAGATGTAATAGTAGTGTCATCTTTACCACGTTCAACTGTTAGAATATTTCCAGTCTTAAGTTTTACATAGAATTCTTCACCTTCAATGTCCAAATATGTATTTACAGAAATAGAACTTGAATCATTTACTTCGATTAAAGTATCTGTTGTAGAAATATCCTTTGAAAGATTAGTTACAATAATGCCAGTATAATTTTTGATAGCTCTTGGTTGAGCGGAATAAACAATTTCTCTGGTTGATGTAGAAGAAGGATCTCCGGCAGTAACACTGATAGTAGATTTTTTGATAATATCTTTTGTAGCGGTAGAAATAGGTCCAAAAAGATATGTTTTTGCGGTAAATCTTAGAGTGTAAATTAAAACTCTTCTGGTAGTAAAATTCCCCTCATAATCATCAGTCATTGTTATATTTTCTAGAATGATCGGAATATCTCTCTTTTCATCTATAGAATCTACCAATCTTACAGTCATGCTGTAAGATGGTTGAAAATATGGTAAGATTTGTTCTACTACTTGAAGAGCATCATCATTCAATTTGCACATAATATTAAGATCAAACTGCATATTATATGGAACTGGCATATATGTTTTTTTTATTACCGTTCCGTCAGTAGAATCTTTTGAAGTAAATGTTTGAGTTGTTGTTACTTTTCTAGATGGATCATATGTTATACCAGTCATTTCAAACGACATTCTTGGAAGAGTCATTTGAACTGGTTTACTTAAATCTGGCGATTGCTCCAAACGAGCAAGAAATTTCTGAGTGGGACCGTAAGCTAAAGGTACTTTAATTACGCTTGTTACTTGATCTGAGTCATTAGTATGTTTTATACTTATATTGTTAAATAGGGATCCAAATCCAATAATGGTTCTCCTAAAAATTTCGTGATAAAAATACTCAAACATAGTATTATCTTTTAGTATTACTATTTAACAGTTTTTTAAACTATGGCATTCCGAATGGATTTTGTTCTGAAAAATCAACAATAAAGTCTGCTTCAGATTCAATATCTTTATTATCAGCGTATCCATCGGCAATTGGATCCGTATCAATTTTACCTAACATGTAGAAAGAACTTGAAGCTGCCCCTACAATATTTTCTCCAACAATAAATTCTCCACTAACTGTTCCTACCTCTAATTTATTAGTCACTGCATTCCATGATCTTACTCTTGCAGTTGTTCCACTCTTTGAACCTGTTACTATTTCATTAAATTCATATGTTCCAGAACCACTTAGATTTGGATTTGCAATTCTGATAGTTGGAGCAACAGTATATCCTAGTCCTGCATTCGTAATTCTTATGGATGTTACTGAACCTGCTGCACTTACAACAGCGTATCCTGTAGCAGAAACAATTCCAATACCTCCAACTTTACTGAAAATAACATTTGGAGAAGTTGAATATCCAGATCCTCCATTTGTAATTGTCACTATTCCAATAATTCCATCTCCCAAAACTGCAGTTGCGGCTGCTCCAGATCCACCACCTCCAATAAAACGAACTCCTGGAGTTTGAGTGTATCCATATCCTGGATTTATAAGTTCAACACTTTGAACAGATTTTGCCGCTGGGTTTACATTATCGTTACAAACTACAATTCCTCCTATCATTACAGCAGAGGCAATTCCAGTTCTACCAGAGACTGAAGCTGATGATATTCCCACAATTGGTGTTGATGTATATCCTCCACCCCTATTTGTAATTGTGATAAGTCTTATACCACCATTAATTAATCCAGTAACGGCAGTTGCAGTAACACCAACACCAAGAAGGGTTAAGGTTTGAGTTACAGAAACTGATCCGATTTCACTTCCAGTACCCTCTTCATTAGTTCCATCGAGAGCATCATCAACATCAGGATAACCAGTATCAATAACTTCATCTTCATATCTAAACAACTCACACCTAAGTTCATATGTATAATTTTTCATCAACTGATAAAAAGGTTTTTCATGTTCTACGTATTTAATTTCAAAAATACGTTTACCGAGAGGAAAATAAACTAAGTCACCTTCTTTTGGGCGATTTGCCAACTTAATATTACTTTTTGCTTGAATTAATGGAGTTATATAATTTAAAAATCTTTCTTTAGAAATAACCAAAGTTAATTCATTCAATGCTTGAATTCCAAACTTTGATAGTAAAGTTGGATTATCACCATACCCTTCATATGAACTTACATAAGCCTCTATTGGATAGGCATCATCGAATAAAGATTCAATAACCTCTCTTATAACTGTTTTTTCTGTAATATATTTTCTTGGTAAATAATAAACTTCAACACCATACATTCTGATCTGCTCATTGATCAAATCCTGAACAAGATTTTGCTCACCGCTGCTTCCTTGTAGAAAAAATGGGTTGAGTGCCATATAATTAACCTATCATGTCCAGAGGTGGAAGTTCATATGTATTGGACATCTTTTCCATTAGAATGTCAATCTCTCTCTGAGCATCGTCATACAATTGTCTGCCATTTAGTTCAACTCCTCCAGGAAGTTTAACTCCTTGGAATTTGATTAAATTTTGTCCCCATTGACGTTTTATTAAAGATGTTAGATAAGGTTTTAAGAATGAATCATTCCAAACTCTACTATAATCACTTGGATCTAAAGTTGAATAGCAATCTATAATAAAGTAATTCCCCTCAGTAACTGCTCCCCAGTCAACATCTAGATATAATCTATCCTGTCTTTTATTAAATCTAATTTGTTTCTGAGTTGTGAGAAGAAAATCTAAGTCTTCCAGATAAGTTTTTACCATTGCATAACTTAGAATTTCAGTTGCTCCCCAGTAATAGATATCATTTAAAAATAATTGATACTTCACACTAAACATATTATGTGTAATACTATTAGCTCCATCATAATGAAAAATCTTATTAATACCAATTATTGATGGCGGAACCTGCAAGTAATTGCTGTTTTCATAATAATTGAAAGTAGTTGCTGCCCCAACAATATTTGTCGTTACTGAAGTTGTAGAAATACCAATCCCATCGGATGGTCTTGCCCTACCCCTATCGATATCATTTTGTGTAATTTTATATTTAAAAAACGTTGGATATACGCCATCAAAATGTCTTTCTTGAAAAAATTGAATAGCGTCATCTACCAGATCGTCAATCTGTTCGTCCGCAACATTAATTTCTAGAACCGGATAACCAAGTTTTCTTTTGCAATAATCAATTAGTTGTTGTCTAGTAGATGGTTGAGCCATTTATCCTATTCACTTTAGAAATATTTATGGATTAATCTTTATCAAGTCTTTAACAACTTCTTGTTGTTTAAAATATAATTTGACGTATGATTTTGCAATATTTTTGAGAGTATCTAAGCATTCAATATTGTCTATTTCAGCAGAAATTTTAAAATATTCAAAACTTTTTGTTAGATCTTCAAGTGTTATCTTGTCGGGATCCATTGACTAAACTCCTAAGTAAATTTTTAATTTCATCAATATCACCTTTCATACTAGCAAGATCTTCTTCAAGATTTTGTATCTTTTGATTCTCTTTATTTTTTGATTCTTTCCTCTTTACATATTCATTATATTCAGACATATTAGTATTGATAATTGAATTATTTTGGGGATTTCTAACTAAGTTAGAGAATCCCTCTACTTGAATATAGTCCATTAGGCTAATGCGATTACCTTCAGATCTCTGATTCTTGGAGGATATGCCTGGTTTGTTGAAGTAAGAACAATCTTAATTCTATAAGAGTTGAAACTTGGCAAATCTTTAATTGTAAACTTATATTCTTTAAATTCAAGAGTTGGTGAAGCAAATCCTAAAGAAGAGGATTGTGGAATATAAGAATCTGATTTTCCGTTAGAATTGGAGACACTAATGATTTGTCCTCTAGCATCTAAATTATCCCATCCTGGGAAAGGAACGAAAATGGGATCAAAGTTTTGCTTATTGTCTATTGCATAGAAAGCGCGAATATCAGAATATGTATTGATGTGAGCATCTAAAATAATTTGAATAGAGCTAGCAGGATTTACAAGATTTGTTTCTTTAGAAACATATTGACAAGACGATGGATCTAGATCAATAGAATTAACTCTTCGATCTGTAGCATAATTTGTAATTGGGCGATCAATTCTATTTGATGTTAAAATTACATTAGTCCTTTCCAAATCTATAACGGGACTTACTTTAGAATCTAATGTTGACATAATAAGTCTCATATTAAACGACTTATTATCTGGAAGATTACCCAACTTATAAAATTCATTTACTTGAGAACAAATGATGCGAGTGCTATCTAGATAATTGGATTCATTTATAGATACTGATTCATATCCTTTATCTGCATAAGGAATTTCATTTCCATTAATACTCTTACCAGTGACGGTTCTTATTTCGGAATTAATACTTGTGCCTCTTACAGTTAGATTTTGAATCATTGGAGTTATCACTTCATATGGCATGTTTTGAGTAGCAAAAACGTTTGCTCCTCCAACAAATTTAGTCTCGTTGAAGTAAAGTTTGGGGAAACTTGATCCATCACTTCTACCGACACCACTTGCCGAAGACATATCTATTGGTAAAGTATATGAATCAAATGTTATTGGAGCAGT